CTTGCTCTAAAGCGGTAATGTCATTATAGTGTACATCTGTCATACCTGTTGGCAATGCATCATACGCATCAAATAAATCTTGCTTAACAGACATTGTAAGGGCTACAGCCTGAGCAAAGTTACCGTTTGATTTAATTAAATTAGCAGATAATAATGTAGAATAAGCTTGTTTTTGAGTTTCAACCGCTGCCTCTTTTGCAGCAATAAATTGTTCTGTTTGTTTGCCTAAGATTTTTTCATAAACTGTATTAGATAATGTCACTCCATGAGCTTTAAACTTTAATCCGGTTTGTGGATCAAGATCTGCAAGGACATTATATATTCCATCTATTTCCGCTTGAATGTTATCTGCAAATGCATTAGCATCATCTTCATACATTCCACGATCAATAGCATTAATGACGTCTGCAATTCTGTTGTTAAGATTTTGTGAAACATCTTGTCTAAATAATTCAGCTTGCATGACACGAGCATTATCACCAAACACAGTTCCTGGTTGCGCAAACAATGCTTTTACATCCTCACCCTTACGAACAGCATCACTAATTTGCTGTAGAGATGGTCTATTCTTTACCGCATATTCTTGTCCTTGTCTTTGAGCAGTTTGTGTTAAATCTTTAAATGCAAATTGAGATAATTGACTTAATCTATCTTGCATTTGTCGTGATGAACGTATACTTTCTTCTAAATTAGAATATTCTAATCGTGGAGCAGCTGTTCCTAATAATGATCGTCTATATTCTTTAGCCATTATTTGTTCCTCCGCTAGGGAATCCTAATCGTTTGTAATTATATGCTGCTGTTCCTAACTGAACAGCTGAGTCAAGATATGCGTTGTTGACTACTTGTTGCGAAGTTGCTTCAAAGATATTAGACTGTACATTACCTTTAATTAATTCATTTTCAATATTAAGCATTGCAACTGCATAATCTTTACCATACTCTTGTTGTGCAATTGTTTCATAAAGTTTAGCTGATCCATCTAATCCTGAAACACCACCAGAATATTGACGAGCAAGATTGTTTGCCATAACACGTTTAAGATTTTTTAATCTTTCTACAGATTCAATTTCAGCATTCATTCTTTTCATAGTTAAATCAGCTTGTAATTCTAAATTACGTAAATCATACATTTTACTTTGATAATTACCTTCAGAAATTCTACCTCCAACACCTAATGCTTGTGACCCCCAATATAAGTATGGAGCAGCTTTTTCTAATGTAGGTAAAAGATTACTTAAGCTAAATGAACTTAATAAACCACCCGCTTGTATGCCCTTACTCGCTGTTAATAATGTTGGAACAAAACTAGCAGTAGCTACCGGTGCAGCTGCGGCTGTTCCCGCCCAAAATGCTGTCGATCCAAATGCTGTTGTTGCTGCTGGTGCTGCGGCTGCAAATCCCATAATTACGTTCCTTGATGTGTAGCTATTTTATATTCCAAACCTAGTAATGTAAATTTCAATGGTGCAGTTTGCGTCACTGTAATTTGTGCATCATTACTATACCCTAGTATACCATTTAATACTTTTGTTCCTGTAAACTCAGGCACTGATGAATCTAATGTACCCACTGTGTCAAATGTTCGGATTGGAACTAAGTTACCGTTGATGGCAATATTCTGTGTTTTATAGAGCAAAGCATTCACTTCAACAATACGTTTCTTAAATCCAAGACGTGGACCAGACTGCATTCTTAATTCTAATGGCATGGTTTTGACAATCACAGAGATAGGCAAGCCTACTTCATAACTGGTTGTTGATGCTCGAGGTAAAGTCACAGTGCCTCCCGCAGCGACTGTTTGATTGGGTTGTACAATACCATCAATAAGAACATTAACGACTTGTCCACCAACATGTGCCATATCTACGGTTGATGCTACACCTCCGCTCTTAGCACTGTCTGTTAATGTATTTTCATCAAACACTTCCATATAGTATTTATCTGTGCCACTATCATTACGTTTGACTACAGTATAAATGTCAGTAATATCTACACCTACATCAATAAAACTACCTGTGGTAGTAAATCGACTTGGTGCAATCACGTTCTGCGCACGCAATAATGAGAATGCTGCAATGGTGCCATCATCACTGTTGACAATTAAAAGTAGATCATTTTCATCGGTATTCACTGCACGTCGAATATCCATAGACTTAGGTGCTTTTAGCAAATGTCCAGAGAGTAGCGAAATCTTAGAAGTCACATAAGTTAATTGTGTATCAGAGTATGCAATTTCAGATAATTGTTTACCTTGTCTTTGCACAAACAATACCCCTGATTCTAATTGTTTAACACGTACACCTTCGCGAATACCATTTCGTGATACAGATTGCAAGAAGAAGTCAGTGGGTGTAATGGGTGTTAATCCTTCCTGCGGAACAACGAACTCACCACCAGAAGTAAAGATCTGTAAGTCACGACCAGAGATCATATCTGTAATCGCGTTAAATGTGTTCGTATCCAGTGTCGCTTCAACAGCATCATCGTCCAATCCTTCAATCGCCTCGAAGTCAAAGAACAATCCAACGCGTGATCCCCAGATGGTAGATGGTCTTGATTTAGATCCACCAAAGAATAATCGACCTTGATGGAATGTTACAGTTCTAGGATAACCTCGAGACACTGACCATACCGCTTCATATCCTGTTTCAAGTTCCCAGCTTCCTGATGCAATCGCTGTTGTATTAAAGAATGGGAATTCAGTCACAGCATTTACCACTGTGCTACTGACATATTCTACAATCTTGGCTCGACCTTGTGGATCTGCATTAATGTATTGACCCACATGTCCACTATTAAACACACCTGTGCTAGCTGTTAATGTGACTTTACCTGATACAGTCGATGGTGTTAATGTAGCTGCTGGATTTGTTGTTGTTAAAGTAAATGCATATTTAGGAATAGAATCAAATGCCACTGTGCTAATTGTCCAAGAGCTGTCTGATGCTCCACGAACAATCTTAATTGGGGTTGTGTCTTCATCTGCAATAATCAAAGTATCCGCAGACTGTGTCCATACAATGTGATTTAAATGATCGCCTGTTAAGCCATAACCTGTTGTATCTAAATAGTCATCACCTGAAGCATTAATGTTGGTAATCAAAGCACCATCTTTAAATACATACATACGATTTGTTGTAAATGCAAGCATGTAACTGTCATTGATAGAGAATTCAAAGTGGACTAAACGTACACCGTTCTCTGGGCTACCACCTAACTCAGCAATGTATTTAAGACCAGGACGTCTTTTCACACCACCCTGAGGTTGACAAACAACGTTCTGTGCAGTTTCTAATGCATTGTTGTAAGCGTCTAAATCAATACGTGAACGAACGAGTGGATCGAGTTCTCCCGTTGTAAAGTTAGTTTGTACACTGACAAAACGTGCCATTAATACCTCACATTAATAAGTGGGAAATCTTGTATTGCGTTTGTAGGTTGTCCTTGTCCATCAATGTTCATTGCTTGTCTCATGTAACCACCACGTCCATTTTCTCCGGGTGTGCCTTCAGCAACAATCTTCCAGTATTCTGATTTATCAGTTTGATCTGTAATCGGTAAAGCTAAGTGCCATGCCATTTGATATTTGAGTAATTGTACAAAGTGATGTGGCAATGCATATTCTTCAACATCATACTGATAGTCTACATAGACTTCTTCATAATCACTGAGTAGTTTATTTCCCATAATGCGATACTCACGTCTTACAGGTGCGCCAATTTCATCTGCGTCATACACAGCGCGTGGTAATCCAATCATGTCATTGGGTAATTGATATTCGTATTTGTATTCCGTAACAGGTGTTGTTACTAATCTTGCTAATTGAACTTTCTTGAATGAGAAAGACCATGGATGACTCGCAATCGTTTTAATCTTAATATCAGAGTAGAGTCGATCACAGATGTTAGATTCATCTGTACCTTCGTTAAACGAAGAAATAGGTTTTGCTCCTAGCATCAACAATGCATCGGAACATATTGAAATTGCTGAATCTCCAGAAGCCATTTTATATCCTTTAAATGTGCAAATAGGTAGGCACCGAAGTACCTACCCAATCTGCATTAAA